AAGCAATTGTGTGTGAACCATTGTAGTTTATTTCAACAGCAATAAAAGCACCTTCTACTGCGTTACTTGGTGCAGAGAAAGTAGTGTTTTCTGTTGTTATATGATAAGCGTTTGCTGCAGCACTTGCATCCCAAGCAATTGCGTTTGATGATGAAGTAATTGCTACTTGTGCTACATTAGCTGCTACAGCAAATGTTGCAACTCCTGCTTGAGCAAGTGTTCCGCTAACATCTAAATTTCCGTTAACATCAATTAAAGTAGAATTAATTTCCACTTCGTCATCTGCGTTAATATCTAAATCGCCATCAGCATCTGATCTAATGTTGATAGCAGAATCTCTGAACTGAAGTTGCATATCAGTGTTTAATAATAGACCATCGTTGTGAACATGGGTTAGAGTAACTTCTGCATCAGCACCAAATTTAAGTACAGCGGCATCACTAAGAAGTGTTACATCATCTCCAAAAATTGCATCTAAAACTACAGATAAACCACCATCAGTTTGTAATGATCCATCAGTTGTAGAAGTTGCATTTGTAGTATCATCTGTTTTTATAATTCCGCTTGCAGTTATGGCAGCAGTTGTAGTTGCACCTGCAACATCTACTGCTCCAGAAAAATCTCCTGTTGCTGCATCTATTTCACCTGAAATAGTAAAGTTTCTAATTCCTGTATAGTCTTTGTTTGAATCTAATATAACTGCTTTACTTGCTACAGCTGTTCCAACCGCTGTACTACCGATATCTAAAGCATTAAGTTCACCTACAACAGCAGTAATACCGTCTAATACATTTATTTCTGTAGCAGTAGAAGTTACTGCAACATCTTCATTTATTTTAGGAGAAGTTAAAGTTTTATTTGTAAGTGTATCTGTTGAAACTAAAGACACTAAAGTTGAATCAGCACCAGCAGGTAATAACATAACATTTGTAACAGATGCTGAGTGTGGTTGAGATTTTATTATTTGACCGTGTGAATTAGATTCACAATTAAATTGTATAGCACCTGCATTTGTATCACCTAAAACAGTTACATGTCCTGTGCCTTTTGCACTTATATTAAAATCAATATTAGTGTCACCACCAGTAGCTTTTATCGATGGTGAACTACCTGTTGCAGCGTTAGTTACATCAAATTGGTTTACTGCTGAACTTATTGTTTGAAATATAATCTGTTCATTACCATTTTCATCTGCAATAAAATGTGCATCATCTATTAAAATATTTTGAGAGTTAGTATCTAAATTACCACCTAACTGAGGTGAAGTATCTTCTACTATATTTGATATTGCACCTGATGTAGCAAGTCCTGCTACAATAGCTGATCGTGCAATTTTTTTAAGTCCACCACCTGAAGTATCTACTGCTATAAAAACATCATCATTTGCAACTGTAGATATTTCTGATAATGATGTTGCTGCTATTGAATTAAAATTTGTACCATCAGCAACTAATAAATTACCTGCAGTATTTGTACCCATAGTAATATCATCACCGCCAACAGTAAGGTCTCCTGTTAATGTTAAATTTCTAATTCCTGTGTAATCTTTGTTTGAATCTAATATAACTGCTTTACTTGCAATAGCTGTCCCTACAGCTGTTGATCCTAGATCTAAAGCATTTATTTCTCCAACTACTACCGTTGCTCCATCAAGTATATTTAACTCTGCTGCGGTAGATGTAACTCCATCTAATATGTTTAATTCTGCTGTTGTAGAAGTAACACCATCTAATAAATTTAATTCTGCTGCAGTTGATGTAACTGCTGTACTACCTAAAGTAAGGCCACTGTCTGGTATAACAACACCGCTTCCAGATAAAGCTGTAAATGTATTTGCTGTAAATCTAAAATCATCTGCACCTGCAATCTTAATATCTATCTGATCATCTGTATCTGCTGTAATACTTGTATCACCATCAGCATCTAAGATTAATTCTTTACCATCTAAATCAGTTCCACCACTAAATCCTGCATCGACAATATTAGTTCCATCTGAATAAAATAATTTTGTAGTTTTTTCTGATACACCAAAAGTTATACCTGTTCCTGATACTGTTTTAAATTGTACAGTAAAAGCACCTGATGTACCATTTGTTACAATAAAAACTTTTTCAATAGAATCAGGTACAGTTACAACTTGGTTGCCTGTAATAGATCCTGTTAATTTTATAACAGCGTGTCTTGCAATTGAAGTTGATTCTGTTGAATCACCATCTTGAATAGTTAATGTTGTAGTTTGTGCACCACCAGCTATAGATTTTTCTACATAACCAGCAACTGCTTTTTCTACTATTTCTAAGTTGGTATTAGTTTTATCTCCCCATGTACCGGCGTTCTCGCCAGTTGCCATTTTTTCTATACCAAGATCTGTAAATGTTGATGCCATAATTTAATTCCTTAAGGGGTTGGCGAATTGACTGGTATTCTGATAGTACCATCAGTATAGTCGTCTCTTCGTTTTCTACCTATTTGTTCTCCTCCGAATTTTTCTACTTCTTGTTTGTATTTTTGTTCATACAATTGCAGCATGTCAGCTGGGCCTTTTAAAAACGAATACGTTTCTGCAAGACAACAGTATAGCAGACCATTTGGAAAATTCAAACTAATGAAATTAGTTTCATTACTGCTTGCTTCTAATTTATCTGGTATACGATTGTAATGAACTTTAAATACATAAGTGGTATCTGGTATTGGTGACAGTAAAACAGCTCCAGAAGTTGTGCTTGTATTACCTGTTTCTCCACCTTGCATAGCATAATATTTAGGTCTACCTGTAGCTCTTGCTCCGTTAAATTCGTCTAAAAAAGTAACATCTCTTTTTTCTAACCATATAGGATTAGTTAATGTTGATGTACCATCTGCAACTTGAACACCTCTTACAACCAACGCTCCTGCTGGAACTTGGGCGTGTTCTTGATTAGCTACAAGATTATCTGTAGCTGTTTTTCTATATGCATCTAAAGGCACATCTCTAAAAATTCTGTATTCTGCATTTAAAACTATGTTTTCAAGAACACTATCGGATAACACAGTAGAACTAACTTCTGTGTAACTTCTTATTTGTGTTCTTAAATCTGAAAAACTTATTCCTGCCATATTATGCTGTCAATGTTGCTGGACCAGCCGAACAACTATTGCCTCCTCCTGATATACCACCCGTTGTAGCAGTGTTTGTATCTACAGTAAAGTGATAGAAATCTACTGTGTTTGTAATGTTTCCGCTTGAATCTCTTTTTCCAACTGTAATAGAATACCCTGCAGCTTTTGCTAAGTTAGCTCCTGTAACACCATCAAACCCAACTGGGTTTTGAAAAGCATCTGGATCTGATGTTGTATAGATTGGTCCTCTAAATCTTACAGTGTCACTTGTTGACCTACCATGAGATTTTTCAAATACATTTATAATACCGGATGATGCTGCAATTGTTTTAAAAGGATCAGGTCCCAAGGGTCTTGCTACTTCACTTTCAGTTCTATCAGGTCTTACATCAAATAAACCTTGTGCATCACCTGATCTTGATCTTAATTGTAATTGAGGATGTTTGGCTTCAAATTCAGATTTATGAACCATGTGGCCATTCCATTCTCTAACCATTTCGTTATATGGAAATTCTAGTCCTGATCTATCTGATATTGCTTTTGCGTATTTTCCTCTTGCTTGTGCCATTGTTATCCTTAGTAATAAGTTCTTGGTGTTATGTGAACACTAGTAGAAGAACCATCTTCTCTTAATGCTCTAGCTAGTTCTTCTTCATAATATAATTTTGTTTGTTGAACTAACTGTGGGTTAAATTTTTGTGCTAAATAAAAAGCTAAACCTGAAACCATACAAGGTACAAATCTATAAGGTACATCTGTTGCATCTGTGTAAGTTGAATCAGCATCTTGTATTCTTTTTACATAATAAATATGCATATCTTTACTTGCTGCTGTTGAATCAGGAGTGGGATAAACTGTAACTACAGTTTTATCTACAAACCTTTGAACAAAATATTGTGATGGAGTTCCTTTAGATAATTTTGCAGATAAACTAGAATAAGTTGATCTATCAATTTTAGTCATTGCTGAATCAGATTGATCTACTGAAGTTCTGTCTTGTCTAAAAGTTGCTTCAAGAACGTCTGCTACACCATAAGTATCAGCAGGTACAGTTGTTGCACTTGTGCCATCACTAGTTGCTCTAAAAAAATTATATTCAGCTTGACCTTCAATTAAATCAATATTGGCTTCACCTACTTCCCAATAGTGTAAACCTCTATTACCCCATTCTTGAAATAAAATGTTTAATGAAGTTCTTGCAGATTTTAATTGATATCCAGATGTTACTTGTGAACCTATACGTTCATATGCTTCTGCTATTAAATCATCAACAGCAAAAGTTTTGTCAAAAGTAACTGTGCCTGAAGTTGTATTGGCCATTAGTTACCCTCCTATGTAGGTGTCTTAATAAATTCTGCTATTGCTGTGTACATGTTGCCAGCGTCAGCGGCTGCCGCTA